TGTTCAGATTGCTAAACATTCACAGACATATGTGACTGAATACAACTTTACACCAACAGATACACTTACAATCATGCCTTCTGTCTACTATGACACAAAGGTCAAAACTGGCATCTATGTTTCATGGGTTCCACCTAAGAAACAGAATCTACAGTTTGACATTGGCTATAGCGAACACAAGTTTACCTTGGGTGTAAGTTCTGCTTTTAGAGTTTCACAATAATATTGGTGCGCGATGGAAGGATCGAACTTCCGGCATCTGTCGAGTCAGGACAGCACTCTACCGCTGAGTTAATCGCGCATTAAATTGGTGGACCCGCCTGGATTTTCACCAGTATCCTTGTTGCTAACTCCAACCAGCAGTATTATCATCCTTATCACATATACCGTTGATGATAGCTATTGCAACCGAAATTAACATCACAACAAGTATGATCTTGATCATAAATTACCTTCACTTAGTTTGGTGGACCCTCTGGGACTCGAACCCAGGATCTTTCGATTAAAAGTCGAATGCTTTAGCCTACTAAGCTAAGGGTCCTTACAAACTTTCTTTTTTGGTACTCCGTGACGGTACTGCCCCGCCTTCTAGCCGTTATGAGCGGCTGGCTTCACTTTAAAGCTTCCAGAGCATTAGAAATGATATGTCGCATTTCTGTTGCATCATCAGAAGCATATGCTTCTTCTAATGCGACTGTCGCAACTTCAAGTGCAGTCTTACACTTTTTAAGATAATACAAAGGCATATCTCTTCCGCCCATGCCTTTATTGATAGTTTCGGTGCTTCGAATACATAAGTTCAACCCTTCAATCATAATCAAAGCCCTAAGAAATATTGAATATAGAATCTGGCGCGCTGGGAGGGATTCGAACCCCCATGTGTCCAGTTAGCTTTCTCCTGATTAGAAGTCAGGCGGCATACCAGCGCATAAAGCTTAGTTAGTTTGATCCAGCGCGATATCAGACCAGTCCAGCCAGTCTTTCTCTTCGACATCCAACTTCTGACCAGCACGATATCGTTTCATAAGTTCGCTTCGTGTATTGGAGATAGCACGATATCCTTGTTTAAAAGTAGGTAGAGAATACTGCTTAACCAACATCATGACCTCCTCTAATAGATATATTTATTAGTCTTGATCAAAGCCAAGCATCAGAAAACGACATCCAACGATAGCAAAGATCAATCCAAAAGTCAACTCAGCGATTTGTACTAGACCACTGGGAGGATCACCTGCAACACAATCTACAGCGTGGCGACATGCTTCCCAGTAATCATCAGCACTGGCAGAACCAGCAATCAGAAGACCGCCGAAAATGAACAGAGCAGCACCAAAAACTTTCATAGCGAATCTCCAAAAAAATATGAGAGCGAGGTCCACTTAGGCGACTGCCAATCTGCGAAAGACCACTCGTTCGCTCTCTATATTCCCACTATATACGATTCGCTAAAAATGTCAACCCTTAATCGTGACTATATTCCTCAACGATAACCTTTTCTGGAGTCAGGTAGACAGCAACGTGATCGCCGTAGACTTCCTGCAGTACATCTTCATTATCGTTCAGCAACTTAACAAACGTCAAAATCTTATTGTGGTATTCAGGAAATTCTTCAAACTGCTTTTCGACTTGAGCAATATACGTTGGATAGTATCCTTTAACCCAATCGCTTACATGTGGCTTAGCAAGTTCATTTTTATAACGAATCAGGATTTCTTCAAGAGTCTGATAACTGCTATACTGCAAAGTCTTGTATTCATCATCATCTTCGTATTCATAAGGATCCTTCAGATCATCAGGATCGAAGCCTTCAACAATAAAATGCGGTTCGTTGATGCTGAATACACATTCTTCACCATCGTTGAAGTATGGAGTGTACTGCGACCAAACAACAGCCTGAACCTTGGGGCATTCCTCAAAGAACAACTTGATGATTTCATTGAATGACGACTGAAGTTCCTTCATGTACGCCTTCTTAAGCGCATCGATTTCAGAGTTCTTTTCAGCGATCTTCTTGGTAATATTATCAAAAGCACTCATCACTTAATCCTTTCATAAACAGTTTTGGTAATCACAACTTCTTTGGGAGTAACTTCATAGATTTCTTGATTACTATAAGTCATCAGTCAACTAGCCTTTCTTCACGACGCTTCTTTGCTCCACCAGACATCCAAGGCTTTAGTGGAATCTCTTCTAACCAGTTTTCAATAGTGGGAATGAAGCCCAAGTCTTCTTGAATGTGTTCTTCTGCAATGTCGCGTACAGACACATCTTTGCCTTGAGCATTGGTGATGTATGTACCGAACATCTGTTCAGCGAGATAGCATCCAAATGAACTATGCAGAATAGCACGGTGGCGTACATCTGGCATAGAAATCTTTGATGAGTCGATAAAGTTGTGAATGGGCAGATAATCTTCTACACAACCACCATGACGTTTTACCGAAACTTTAGCGTGAATGAGTGGCTTCATTGTCTTGTCCTTTCACTGTCTATATCATCATATTACACGATTCGCATAAAATGTCAAGCATAAAACTCTAGACATTTGACGGTGAATCTGATATAAATAGTGAAGTAAAAACAGATAGGTAACAGCATGGCAATACATCTTTATGTGAAAAAATGCACACACTGCGAACTGAGATATTTCGGTAAAACAATGGGATCCGATCCCATATCATATACGGGTTCTGGAATCTACTGGAAAGATCATCTAAAAAAACACAATTCTAAACAAGAAACGTTAGAGTTGTTCTCGTTTTATGACGAGGAAGAAGCTAGAGATTTTGCAATCAAGTTTTCCGAAGATAATAATATAGTAGAATCTAAAGAATGGGCCAATCTGATCGTAGAGAATATAAGCGGCGGCAGAATATCAGGATGGCAACACACCGAAGAGACCAGGCAGAAGATGAGGAAGCCTAAATCTAATAGCGCAAAAATGGGCAAATACGAGCGTACTCAGGAATGGAAAGATAATAAATCTAAAATCCTACTTGGTAAAGAGCCCTGGAATAAAGGAAAAACTGGAGTGTATTCGGAAGCTACTCTATGCGCGTTTAGGGAAAATGCAAGAAATAGGGGTGATGTTTGGAAAGAAAAACAGTCTATCGCACAAAAATCTAGACCAAAAGAATTGATGAAGGAAGCAGGAAGAAAAAGCGGATTAGCGCGAACTGGAATCAAACGAGGTCCATACAAAAAGAAAGATGTTTTATGACAAATCCAACTCAACCTGTATCAATCGACTTTCTCAGCCCGCTTGGATATAAGTTTAATCTCACCAAGAATCCAAATGTTGACTACTTTGCCCAAAGCTTTGATTTTCCTCGCATCAGTCTAAGCACTAGCAGAAATCAACAGACACCTTTCGGTAAGATACAGTTGCCAGGTACTCCATTGACGTTTGATACATTCTCGTTGACATTCAAGATTGACGAAGACATGTACAACTACTTTGAAATCTATGACTGGATGACTGGTATTGGTACTCCAGAGAGTTTCAATCAGTATGCAGCATTGAATGCACAGCCAAACGGTTTCGGTGTTCTGGTAGACGCGGACTTGATTGTATTGAATGGTACAATGAATCCAAATCTTAAGATCACATTTAGTGATGTCAACCCTATTTCACTGTCGGGTTTCAGATTTGATTCCACTGAAACTGATGTAAACTACGTTACGGCTACAGCAGAGTTTTCATATAGAGAGTATACCTACACCAGATTATAATGACTGATACCTAAGTCATAAAATGTATTTGTGACTGATATATCAGTCATTTGTAATAAGGAAGTGAAATGAAGCTTGAAGAAATCTATGACCTCTGGGCAAAAGACTCAGAGATTGATACCACTGCGATTGATCAGGTTGCAGTAAATATCCCAAAACTACATCATAAATATATGCAGATACTTTCTAAGGAAAGACTACAGCTTCGAAAACTAGAAACAGATTACAAGCAGTTGTATCATCTGAAGTTTGAATACTTCATGGGTACACTTGATCGCGAAACACTAGAAGAACGTGAATGGAAACCTAATCCTCGCGCTATTCTTAAGTCTGATATTCCGATGCATATCGAGTCAGACCAAGACATCATCAATCTAACACTGAAGATTTCATATCAAAAAGAAAAATCAACTGTACTAGAATCTATCATTAAGATTATTAGTGAAAGAGGCTGGCAGGTTCGGAACTATATTGATTGGCAGAGATTTAAGAACGGGACATAATGACAGATACTTTATACATCACAAAGATAAACGAGGTACACATTCGTATAGATTGTGAACGAAATATAAAAATGGAATTATCCGAATATTTTACTTTCGAGGTACCCGGCGCAAAGTTTAGTCCAGCTTACCGAAACAGAACCTGGGACGGCCGCATTAGACTCTACCATCTAATGTCGGGCACGTTGTATGCAGGATTGTTTCAAAACGTCCTAGCATTCGCTCGTAATCGTGGATATGATGTCCAGTTTAGTGATGAGTTTAACGAAACACCATTTTCACTAAGGGAAGCTGAAGATTTTGCTCAATCCTTAAGCCTCCCGTTCGCACCACGCGATTACCAGTTAGCGGCGCTGGCACATGCGGTAAGAAAGACAAGATCGCTCCTGCTGTCTCCTACCGCTTCTGGTAAGTCATTGATCATTTATATGATCGCACAGTATTACGCTAAAAGAACTCTAATCATTGTACCAACTATTTCTTTGGTTCATCAGTTAGCAGATGATTTTAAGTCTTATGGCTATGATGAACTAGTACACAAGATCACTGCTGGTGCTGACAAGAAAACAAATGCAATGATAACAGTAAGCACTTGGCAGAGTATTGTCAAGCAATCCAAAGATTGGTTTTCACAATATGATGTTGTAATGGGGGATGAAGCACACTTATTCAAAGCAAAGTCTCTTACAACAATCATGGACAAAATGGTGAATTGCAAACACCGATTTGGATTCACAGGCACATTAGATGGTATTGAAACAAACAAACTTGTATTAGAAGGGTTATTTGGTACAGCAAAGCGAGTTGCATCAACGGCCGATCTTATCGACCAAAAGCATTTAGCGGAACTGAAAATCAAGATTCTTGTTTTGAAGTATGCAGAAGAAGTCCGCAAGGTCAACAAGGACAATGACTATAAACAAGAGATGGATTTTATCGTTGGTCATCAAGGGCGCAACAAGTTTGTTAAAAACCTTGCTCTATCTCTAAAAGGTAATACTCTACTTCTTTTTCAATACGTGGAGAAGCACGGAAAAGAGTTGTATAAATCTATACAGGATGCTGCTGGCGATAGACCTATACATTTCATTTATGGCGGTGTTGATGGTGACGTTCGCGAAGAAATACGTAAGCTGGTAGAAACGCAGACAAACACCGTGATATCATTACACTTTGATGACTTCATTCTCAAAATAAAAGATGGCCAAAACGTACCTCTAATGGATGGTACAACGAAAAAAGTTGACAACATTACAGAAAATGATGATGTTGACACCAGTAAATGTATAAGTAATATACAGGCGTCAACATTGATAGGCAAAGTTATATGGACTACACGAGAATCTACGGAGAGTTAGTACAACGTGGAAAGACTAGATGCATCAATGTAGATGATTATTATGAAAAACACCACATTGTTCCTAAATGTTTAGGTGGCACTGATGATTCCAGCAATCTTGTGAAGCTAACACCAGAAGAACACTATGTTGCCCATCAGCTTTTGATAAAAATGCACCCAAATAATCCTAAGCTGATATATGCGACAACAATGCTAATGTATCATAATAGTGATAGACGTTTGTGTAATAAAGAGTATGGATGGATCAAAAGATTGCACAGCAAAAATCTTAGTGTATTTTTTAGAGAACAATGGATGAATCTAACACCAGAAGAATATGACGTTAGAGTGCATAATATGAGTTGGTCGGAAGAGAGACATAAGCAACACACAGAATATATGAAAAACCGATACTCAGACGAAGTTTTTTATAGTAGATTTGTCACAACCATGTCGGAAGTGAATGGTGATATAGATAAGAGACAAGACGCTAGCTATAAGTTGAAAGAAAAATGGAAAGATCCTGAATATCTAGAAAAAATGAAAAATAGACCAAAAAGAGGTTCTGACGGTAGCAAACTAAAAGAGCGTTGGAAAGATCCTGCATTCAAAGCAATGATGCTAGAGAGAAGAAAGAATAAGAAAAATGAAACCAAATAAAGTGGGACAGGAGGTTGAACATGGCGCGATTATCGTAGCCAGTTCTGGTACGTTTCTCCACGGGTGTTAATATCAAGAACATTCACAATATCATCTTTGCTTCACCAGGCAAGTCCAAGATCAAAACACTTCAGTCTATTGGTCGAGGGTTAAGAAAGTCAAACATAAAAGATTCTGTTACTCTTTTTGATATAGCAGATGACCTTTCATGGAAGTCCAAACAGAACTATACTATGCAACATCTCAAAGAGAGAAAGAAGATTTATGAAGAAGAAGAGTTTGCTTTCAAGATTTATGACATCGACATCTAAAGAACCTGTTCCAACACACATTCTATTAAAGTTGGTAACAGGAGAGTTGGTAATGTCTAGGTTCGATACCGAGACTGAAACTGGATATGTTGTTGAGTATCCAATGGTCGCGAATCGCTATTACGACGAAGACACTGGTAAGTTTCAAGCTTATCTTACCTCATTGAATCCTTTCGATGATGTCAATATTCTCTTTACTTTAGATAAGAAACATGTTATATTCGTATCTAATCTAGAGCAAGAAGTAGTTACATTCTATGAGAAGAATGTAACAATGAGATATCAATCTGAAGATGATGATCAATCTCTAATACCACTAAGTTCTAGTATTCATTAAAGCACATTGCTTATTATATACAAGCTGTGGAAAAAGTCAAGAGAAAAGGGAATATATTATGGCACGACCTAAAGATACCAGCAGACATTATGTTGACAACAAATCATTCTACAATGCACTGATTGATTATCGTAAGAAAAAGCAAGATGCGCTAGAAGCAGGGTTACCAGTACCAAGAATCCCTGAGTATATTGGTGTGTGTATCTTCAAGATCGCAACTAAGCTAGCCACCAAGGGTAACTTTGTCAACTATTCTTATAAAGAAGAAATGATTTCAGATGGCATTGAAAACTGCATCAGCTACATGCACAACTTCAATCCAGACAAGTCGAACAATCCCTTCGCATACTTTACTCGTATCATATATAATGCCTACGTCCTTCGTATTCAGAAAGAGAAGAAGCAAACGTACATTAAGTATAAGGCCTTTGAGAATGCGGTGTTAGTCGGTGCTGCTACAGAGTATGGAGATTCGGATAATCCTAACTCTACAGAAATGAATAACACTGATAACATGACCAGCTTTGTGTCTGATTATGAAAAGAAAATAGCAGAACGCAAAGCTGAGACCGCAGAGAAAAAGCCAAAGGTGAAAAAAGGTATTGACAAGTTCATAGAAAGTGACTAAGATGAAGACAGACAAAAATAACATTCCCGCAGGCGTAGAAGCCGTTGTGAAGAACCTGTTTGATCCAACGAACAATGTTTATATTCGTGACAACTTCAAGCGCACCTTGATGAATATCAGAGACTACTGCGATGATGCGGTAAAGTTCTATGACAAGAAACAAGCACAAGAAGAGTTGGCAAAGCCAAAGAAACGAAAGATTGCATAATATGGCAAACTGGTTTTATCTTGCTGGTAGCGTAATGTTTGCTATAGGTACAATCATTAATATGTGGAGGTGAGTATATGAGCTTTTTTGATAGTGATAAATGGCGAGAATCGATTCAAATTCAGCAAGAAGCCGAAGATAAGTACGAAGAAGAATGTGACTTGTATTGGGACAATATCTCATATGATGAAAAAATCAAGTCTTTCTATTCTGTATGTAAACGCATCCGCAAAGGTGATATTAAAGATCAAGGGACATATCGGTATGTTCTTTATGATGTGTTTGGTTTTGGACCTGATGCCTATGCAATAGGTATGCAGTGTGGATATATGGCGCTTCATAATTGTATTCTTCCCCCTGAAGATGTGGAAGAATTGTTCAGACTGCGGAGAGAAAACGCAGAGATGAAGAAGCTATTGTCTAAACTTGATGATGATGGAAAGTAATACATGAAGTTTGCTATTATTACAGACCAACATTTCGGTGTACGTGGTGACAGTGTTGTGTTTCATGATATGATGGAGAAGTTCTATTCTGAGTTCTTCTTTCCATATCTCATGAAACACAACATCAACCTCATTCTAGATACGGGTGATACGTTTGATCGCCGCAAGTACGTCAGTTTCTATACGCTCTCGCGCGCGCGATCATATTGGTTTGACAAGATTCGTGACAACAATATGTCTCTGGTCACACTGGTTGGCAACCATGTAATTCCTTACAAGAACACTCTGGAAATGAATGCTCTAGACCTTCTGCTATCAGACTATGACAACATCAAAGTGATTTCTAAGCCTAGCGAAGTAGACTTTGGTTCAATGAAGACGCTGCTGCTTCCTTGGATCTGCGAAGACAATCAGAAGCAAACAATGGATCTGATTAAATCGACTGATGCACAAGTTGCATTTGGTCACCTAGAACTTGGTGGTTTCTCCATGTACAAAGGTGATACTGGTCATGAAGGTATGGATGCCAGTATCTTCCAGAAGTTTGACTTCGTTGGTTCTGGTCACTTTCATCATCGCTCAACAAAAGGCAATGTAACATACTTTGGTTGCCCATATGAAATGACTTGGAGCGACTTCAACGATCCTAAAGGTTTTCATATCTTTGATACTGAGACTCGCAAGGCGACTTTTGTAGAGAATCCTTTTCGTATGTTCTACAAGTTTGTCTATGATGACTCAAACGCAAAGTTGACAGACTTTACCGACATTGACTATAGCCCATACAGAAACACATACGTAAAAGTGATCGTCAAGAACAAGAACACTCCCTATTGGTTTGATATGTTCATTGATACGATGGAGAAATCTAGCCCAGCAAACATCCAAGTTGTTGATGATAACTTGAATCTCAATCTCGAAACAGATGAAGACATTGTGGATGAAGCAGAAGATACTTTGACGATTCTGCGGAAATACACAGACAATCTTGAACTGGATGTGGACAAGAAATCTCTTGACAATCTAATACGTTCCTTGTATGATGAAGCCATGAGCATCGATTGAGGTAATATGATTCTATTCAAAGTAGTACGTTGGAGGAACCTGCTTTCAACGGGCAATACCTTTACAGAAGTCAAACTAAATGAAGCCGCGTCAACTCTGATTGTCGGTGAAAATGGCGCTGGTAAGTCTACCTTTATCGAAGCGATTTCGTTTGCTCTTTATGGTAAACCCTTTCGCAAGATCAATAAGCCACAACTCTTGAATGCGATCAACGGCAAGAACTTGCTTGTTGAAATCGAGTTCGCTATTGGTAAGA